TCTGTCTGTGTCTGGGTTAGCTTCATCTACCCACGACTGCACTTGAGCAACACGCTTTTGTAACATCAGGTACTCAGCTATCAACGCTGCCTGTGGTATGTCCTTGACGGTAGACAGGACTGCTTCATCTACCATTGGCTGACCTGTGGGTGTTAGCTTGCAAGGCTTCCATCCAAAGTCAATCAGGTACTCACCTATCTGTTGTCGAGACCCAAGGTTAAATGGCTTCAAGGCTCGACGCATGAAAGGAGTCCTGTCCCCAGACTGTTGTACCTTCTGGTACTCATCGTCAGTAAGTCCTACCTTAGACAGGCTGCCGTCCTTCTTGGTCTTTGGCACTACCTGTTTAACGTCCACCCACTTAGGTTTGAATACCTCATGCACCTCATCCTCTACAGCCATCTTGCGTTCCTTCAGGGTAGCAAGTAAGTCAGCAGCATGTCGGACATCCAGCAGCCAGCCATTACGCACCTGCTCCTGTATGATCCACTGCACCTCATGCTCAAGGTCAATAGAGTCCTGACTGAACTTGATAAGCTCCATCCTGAGCTTGTTGTATGCCTGCTCTGTGACACGGACATCTTGGATGCAATACTCCACCATCTCAGGAGACAGGCAAGCCCAATCGTCATGGTCACCTTTACCACCAAAGTTAGCCAGCCTGTGTCCACCCTCACGCTGTGGGTTAGCAAGCCTTGATAGTACCAAGGTATCCACCACTCTACGCTTGTCCACTGTGATGTCCCATAGCTTATCAAGCACCGGCAAGTCAAAGCCTATAAGGTTATGTCCCACCACTGGGAACTCCCCTTCCAAGGTTGCAGCTAGGCTGTCCTTGTCATAGTGCTCCTGCACCTTACCGTCCTGAATGGTCACAGCAATCCAGATGGTGTCGGGGTCAAGGCCATTGGTCTCTATGTCTAGGAATAGATTAGAGTGCATTAGCCCTATCCTCCTGCTGCGGCTTAGGCACCTCACGCATCCTGCCTGTGATCTTGTCGTACTTCAAGTAGCAACAAGCACCAGTCAATCCAGCATAACGATTCTTAAGGATACGCACTGTGGTTGTATTGCGTCTGTCCTCGTCCTCATTCTGCTGGTCACGCTCAAGACCAATCACCATGTCGGATAGCTGAGCGATAGCCTGTGATCCACGTAGTTCACTTAGACTTATCTGCCCACCGTCCTCATGCGGCTTACCCTGAGTACGCTTAAGGTGTGACACAAGGAACAGACCTACACCTAGCTCCTGCACCAGTGACCTTAGCTTGGTCATGATAGCGTCGATAGCCTTACGCTCGTCACCGTTGTCCTGTGCTGACACAACGATAGATAGGTGGTCAAGGATGATCCACTTGCAGTCTAACGCTTTTGCCATGTAGCGCACACGAGCCAACAGATTATCTTCGCTTGTGCTACCCCAGTGGTCGAACAGATAGTACCGTCCTGTCCCCATCGTCTGCTCCCAGAATGGGAATGCAACATCAGGGTCTAGGTCTTCCTCCAAGTGCAAGGGACAGTCTGCTGCTACTGACATCACGCCCAGCGCAGTTCGAGCTACGTCCTCCTCTAAAGCTAGGATACCAATGTTGTCCTCCGTAGCGTTTAGTAGGTAGTACTCTAGCTCTCTGACTATCTGTGACTTACCCATGCCTGAGCCACTTGTGATTGTCACCAGTTCATATGGCCTGAACCCTTTGGTGTAAGTGTTCATACCTTGCCAAGGATAGGGCACTGAGCTGACCTTGATCTTGTTGGTGAGAGCTTCCCATGTATCGTTGCCTGAGATGATTCCATCCGGCTGATACACTTTAGCGTCCCACCATGCAGACACAAAGTCCTTCACACGTCTGGCCTGTAGCATCTCGTTGGCATCCTTTAGCGGGAGCCTAACGATCTTCAGCTTGTTAGGGCTGAACAGGTCTTTGACATCAGCCACAGCCTGCTTACCAGCCTTGTCGTTATCGAAGCACAGCACCACATTGTCGTACCCCTCGATCCACTCTAGCTGCTCCTTGATTTCCTTGGCTGCTGATGAGGCACCAGATCTCAAAGACACTACATCATATCTCCTGTCGAACATTTCTGCTACTGACAGACAGTCAACTTCTCCTTCTGTGATTGTCAAGAACTTACCGTTGCCTCTGCACGTCTGCTGACCAAAGAGTCCAACACCTTCAGTGCTACCAGTGGCGAAGAAGTCTTTGTTCTGCACTAGCCTAACCTTGGTGCCTTTGACTTCATCAGTGTCACAGGCGTAGTAAGGGTAGATGTGCTTGGCTATCTTACCTGTCGAGTCATACTCCACTGTCACACCGTACTTGGCACAGGTGGCTTTGGAGATACTTCTGTCAGGGATGTCAGCTACTACTCCGGTCAAGTCTAACTTCCTCCTGAGTTCAGTTGGTTTAGTAGAGGTGACACTGCTGCCACCCTTACTAAATTCACGGCAGGAGAAGCAATAGCTACTCCCATCCTCGTACATAGCCTTAGCGTCAGAGGAGCCACACGAATTGCATGGCTCATGACGTACAAACTTAGAGTGCTGGGTCAACACCTGCTACTCCTTCTGATTCCAGTATGCGGATGCCGTCCATGTAGACAGGCACACCGTACACAGGGTGTGAAGGGCCATACTTAAATGATACACGGAACACACCACTAGGTATCTCATCAGCTAGTGCGAGATCCACAGCACTCTGTCCATACTGCTCCACTGCTGCTGCAATGGCTGCTTCCTCATCTAAGTTGTCCTCAGACTGTTGCTCAAGGATGAACTCGGACACAGCACGTATGTCCACACCTTTGCTGTCAATGATCTTCACAGGGTAGTTGCTTTTGAACTTACGCTGAACGATCTGCTCAGGTGGTTCACCGTAGGGTTTCAGACGCACACCCATGTTCTCAAAAGTCTGGGCATCAGTTGGACTAAGTGTCACCAACACAGTGTAAGCACCAGTGTCTTTACCACGGTACTCCTCAGTGTTCTTGATGTGTACAAAGTTTGCTTTACCTTCAATTACCGGCATTTGGTTCTCCTATTGTTACCGATTGATGATAGTGATAGACAGTTAGGATTTTACAATTGTAAATTTCTTTTTGCTGTCTAACACTATAGTATTATACAGATGCCTGACTCAAGTGTCAATAGCATCGTGCAAAATAGTTACGTCATCTTCATCCTCCGTCATGTCAAATAGCGTTTGGTTGCTGGTGTGCAGGCACTCGTCACATAGGTCTAGGAACTCACCTGTTTGCTTGTCCTTCCTCAATGACTCGTAGTCCTCAAGCAATACATTACATGCTCTGCATCGCATTAGTGTATCTCCCCTGAACCAGAAAACAACTGATCGTGCATGGATTGTACCTCAGATAAAGGTCTGTTCTCCAAGTCTTGCATCATGTGGTCTGCACAGATGATGAGCATTTCACTCACTGGCATGACGTTGATGCGATAGTCTACAAGATCACGGCACATGCGCTCAATGGGATCTAGCTCATTGGGATCTGTCACGTCTGCATCGTAGCTGTATGAATCACTCATAAAGATATTCCTCTAACCATTCATTAGTTGCTGAAGTCAGATGACCATACTGCTCGACTTCCCTTACGTATGTATCACCGTATTCCCAGCTATCATACGTCAATGGTGACTTGGCTGCAACAAACCATCGTGCGTAGGGATTGTCGCGCTCCTTCTTTACACTTTGGTATGTCTTAAGCACTCTCCACTCCCATCCCTTTGGATTCTTGAAGGTAGCGTAAGGCTTTGATACATCTACAGTTTTTCCAAACTTTGTTCTGTTACTCATTGCTTGCTCCTATTTATTTACAATTGTAACTTTTTTGTAGTAGGTGGTTACGATAGTCTGCAACCCAGCTACGTCCTCCACGGTCATGGCCTTGAGCCTCTTGGTCTGAGGGAAGTACCAGCTGCGCTTGCCCAGATGCACACCTAAGTAATGTGAGCCTGAAGTCAAACCGAAGCGGCGCTTTTTTACTCGTAGTCGATAGATCATTGTAGTTCTCCTAGTGGTTTTGATGTTGTGTATTATACTTGTGAATTTTAAGTGAGTCAATCAAGCTCACTCTCCCATGTGTCGCATTTGTGACAGTAGTATGATTCTGCATACTGCATCACTGTTGCTCTGCCTGACAGGTGCTCCCATTCTGCT